AGATAATCGCAGACCTGCCCGTCATACCAGCGGACCCTAGAGGTTCTGATGACATCGACCCTCGCTACGCCTCAGACCACGCATACGACAGTGTCAGATACGCAGTTATGAGCCGACCCAAGGCATTCAGCCCCTTTGATATGGGCCAAGGCATTCCACAACAAGTCTGGCGTCCCGCAGACACAACATTTGGATACTAAATATGGCATTGATGGAAAAACCACTACCAGAAGACGTAACAGATACTGATATTGCAGTACCCCTCGACGAAGACGGCGATGTAGAGCAAGAAAATATCAATTTTTCTGGTGCGGTGGCCTTTGTAGACAGCCAATATACCCGTGCAAAAGACGCACGTTACGCCGACGAAGAGCGTTGGCTGGACTCCTACCGCAATTATCGTGGTATTTACTCCAGCGAGGTACAATTTACCGACACAGAGAAGTCAAAGGCCTTTATTAAGGTCACTAAGACGAAAGTATTGGCCGCTTATGCCCAAGTTGTGGACGTTCTATTTGCTGGCAGCAAGTTTCCTATCGGTATTGAGTCCCGGCAGTTCCCAAACAACCTAGCTGAGTCCGTATCCTACGATCCAAACGCCCTGACAGACGAAAAAGTCAAGGAAAAGGTCAAGGTAGACTACAAAGTACCAACTTCTATCGTCCGCCCTGACATTGCTAAGGAGCTAGGCCTGTTTAAAGACAACCTAGAGCCAGTAAAAGACGAATTAGAGCTAGGTAGTAAGACAACACCGGGTTCCATCACCTTTGAGCCAGCAAAACGTGCCGCCCAGAAGATGGAAAAGCTAATGCACGACCAGTTGGAAGAGACTGACGCGCCTAAGCACCTTCGATCAGTAGCATTCGAGACCACACTCTTCGGTACAGGTGTATTTAAGGGTCCATTTGCTATGGATAAAGAATATCCACGCTGGGATGCGGAAGGTAACTACGATCCACTGTTTGAGACCATCCCTAAGATGGAATACGTCAGCATTTGGGACTTCTACCCTGATCCAGACGCTCGAAATATGTCTGAGGCTGAGTTTACCATCCAGCGACACCGCCTAAACCGTACGCAAATGCGTACGCTAAAGAAACGGCCCCATTTCCGCGCTGAGAGCATTGAATTAGCCTTAGAATACGGAGCAGACTACCAGAGAGAGTACTGGGAGGACGCCTTAGAAGACGATTCAGTAGCATCTTCGATGGATCGCTACGAAGTACTGGAATATTGGGGCATATTAGACGCAGAATTGGCTGAAGAAGCCGACATTGAGATCCCTAAAGAATTAGAGGATCAGGACGAAATTCAGGTCAATATCTGGGTATCTAACGGCCAAATCCTTCGTTTGGTGCTAAATCCGTTCACACCCTCCCGCATTCCTTACTTAGCAGTGCCATACGAGCTTAATCCGTACAGCTTTTTTGGAATAGGCGTAGCAGAGAATATGCTTGATACTCAATTGCTGATGAATGGCTTCATGCGTATGGCGGTGGATAATGGCGCACTGTCCGGCAACCTATTAATTGAGATCGATGAGACAAACTTAGTACCGGGGCAGGATATGTCTGTGTATCCGGGTAAGGTGTTTAGGCGTCAGTCAGGTCAACCGGGTACTGCGATTAATGGCACTAAGTTCCCTAACGTAAGCCAAGAGCTTTTGATGATGTTTGACAAGAGCCGACAGCTTGCAGACGAAGCAACAGGTATCCCGTCATATAGCCACGGTTCAGGAGCCGTTGGCGGTGTAGGTAGGACTGCTTCGGGTATGTCTATGCTCATGGGCGCAGCCGCTCAAAACATTAAGGCCGTTGTCCGAAATATTGATGACTACTTACTAGCTCCGCTTGGCCGCAGTCTGTTCAGTTTCAATATGCAATTCAATTTCGACAAAGAGTTTATTGGCGACCTAGACGTTAAGGCACGGGGTACTGAGAGCCTCATGCGTAACGAAGTTCGTAGCCAGAGACTTCTACAGTTCATGCAGATGACGGCTAACCCTGCAATGCAGCCGTTTGTTAAATACGATTACATCTTGCGTGAGTTGGCTTCCAGCATGGACCTCGACGAAGATAAGATCTTAAACGATCCACGCGAGGCGGCTATCCAACAGAAGATGATGGCCGAGATACAGGCACTCATGCCACAGCCGCCAGTACCACCACAGGGAGCGGCCCCTCAAGGTGGACCTCCCTCAGTACAAGACCCGACAGGAAACGGTGGTGGCAACGTAGCCCCCGGCCAAGCACCTGAACCGGACGCAGCGGGTTTCACAGGCGGCGGCGGTGGAGCCAACGGCGGTAATGCACCACAACCACAGCAACCTCCTCAAGGACCAGTTCAGTAATGTGGATGCTCTTATTTTTCCAGTTAGTGAATAACAACGTAACTCACTATAAGCTAGGCCAGTATCCCAGCGAAAAGGTATGTCAGGAACAGAAGATTAAGGCTTCTGTCTTAGTGACTACGACCAACATTGCCCTCTACTGCTTCGAGGTCACAAATGGATAAACAGTTTTTCAGGGAGCTTCTGCCCCTAGTCAACGACAGAGAGCAGTACTCCTCATTAAAGGACTACGCAAAGGCCCGTATCCTACATTACCACGGTCTGCTTGAGACTACTAAGGATCACCAGCGAGTATTAGAAATTCAGGGAGCTATAGCGGAATTAAAACGCATAGATACTCTGAGAGATGAAGTCACTAAGGGAGCCGAATAATGGGTCTGTACGAGTTTATGTTTGGTGGTGATGAGGCCTCTGAAGAGACCGAAACTATGTTTGGGTTTACCGCAGAAGGTGCGGCACAGGAAGCAGAAAAACTTGCAGTAGATATCCCAGAGATTACTTGGAAAGACGTAGGAAATGTAGCCTTAGACTTCACCCCTATCATAGGAGACATCAAGGGCGGTTATGAGACCGTTCAAATGATTGGTGAGGAGTTATCTAAGGAAAACCCTAACTACTATTTAATCGGCGCTATGGGCGGCTTAGGGGCCGCTGCCACGATCATTGGATTAGTGCCGGGTGCTGGTGACGCAGCACAAAAAGCAATCATGCAAGGTACAAAAATGATGGCCGAAAGAAGTGGCCAACTTGCTGGAGAGCTAACAGGCACTGCTAGAGCAATACGGGACGGCGACTTAGAATTTATTAGGGGTAGAGGTAATCCTGAAAACAGCCAAGGTGTAGGCGCTGATGTTGTTCGAAAAGACCCGTCTAAAGCTAAGATGGAAGAACTAGACCCGATACGTCAAAATAGTTCTAAAGGCTTTTATAAAACTAAAGCCCCTAACTATGTAGAAGACATTGAAGTAGATGTAGAAGATCAAGGACTTCTAGTCCCTGAAAAGTCTTTATCTATAGACGATTTAGAAAACACAGATCTAATTCCTCTTATTGCCGACAGAACTGCGGCGGGTAAAACCTTAAAGGGTGTTCAAGGCGGTGCTAAAGATTATAAATTTGAAAACCCGGTAGATCTGCAAGGTGGCCGAGGCTTCATGCGTTATCCCGATACTGGGGCGTTTGCCTCAATGCCTAATGTAATGGGGGAACAAGCTCAGTTAGCAAAACGAGTAGCCGAGGGTGGCGGTGACCCTAGATTAGTGCATATGTCCATGTCTGCCGAAGGCGGTGATTTTAGCACCATGATGAGTGATACCGTCATGGAGATGATGGATCAATCGGACATCTCTGCGAAAGATGTCAAAGCTTTTGATAGTTGGGTTAAAGCTAATGTAGACGCAGATTTCCCCGGCATCCGTAGTGCGAATGCAAAAGATTATTTAGCTACACAAGTACCCGGCACTCGACGCCAGCTAATGTGGAAGAAGTTAGATGGCCCTGAATTTAAGAATAAAGGCTTTCCCGTAATGGGAGATGCACGGGTAGCAATAACAGATCCACGGCTGCTTTCTTCACCTTCAATGCAAGGCTCCTCTGTTACCAAAGTAGATACCTCTGGTAACCTAATTACTGGCCCCGTCCGTCAGCATAAGACCTACTCATCACAAGTTGGCCCTACTGGAGCAGATGGATATGTGGGAGAACTTGATGCTGTACCCTACGAGATATTAATGCGGGACTTCTTTGAGCAACGCCGCGCCGCTGGAACAAAGGCAGGCTCTGATCAGCGTTCTCTACAGATGAACAGTACCTTCAGTCAGCCTGTTGATGCTCAGATGGTTGAGGAGGTTAATCGCTATTTAGAAATTCAAGATTTGGCAGAGAGAGATGCTTACAAAAACAGTCTTCCTGAACAAAGAGCGGCAGACCCTAAAACCTACAGCATTGGTAAACAGATGGACAATGCACTCCCCTTAGAAATTGGTATTAATCCAGCCGCTTCTGACGGAGCCTTGTTAAAGTCTTACACAAGCGAAGACTTACAAATGCTGGATCAACTGGCTGAAGGAGCTACGGCAGGGACACGCAAAGCAGATGCATTGATTAATTTTCCAGTAGAACCGGGTACAAAAGTAGGAATACGACTGAACCTAAATTCTAACATACCGGATGCTCTGCCGGGCATGAATAAATTACAGACATTACATAAGAATAATTACAACGGTCCGGCTCTGTCTTATCAGACTACTGCTACCGTGGAAAATGTTAAATTCAATGTAAGTCAGTCAGGAAGAGCGGGTATTGCAGCTAAAAAATATGCGCCTAATACTCCAGAAGCTAAGAGTAAATTTCCTGCTATGTCCGTCGATGGTAACTATGTTGCCGATAGAAATATTTTAAATGAAATGGACAATACTGTAGTGGAGATAGGTACTAATCCAATGAACCTCCATCTATTTATAGATATGGCTACAGGTCAGGCTGTAGAGAGTGCAGAGATAGCAACAGTTATTGGGGACAGAGCTTACGCTAAGGGGGTTAAGTACATGAAGAAAGCAGACGCTCCTGCACCTAAAAAAGCTTCTGATGGTACAGAACTACCTAGTGAAGTTCGCTATAAGATGAATAAGGGAGGTTTAGTTACGGCTCTACATTAAGACCGTAATCATAAAACCTTTTCTTTCCTGTTGGGTTAGTACCTAACGCATTGTCCAGCATCTTTTCTATTAATTCTATTTGAATTTCAGATTTAGAATTTACCGAAGATCCATTTGGTAATGCATATTTAACTGCCTTATAGATCTCATCTATTAGACGCTCTTTATTTTCAATATCCAATTCATCACTCATAACACTTAATTACTACACTAATTAATATCCTGCAAGGAATTTATTATGGACTTAGAGCCAAAGAAAGTAGCTGGGGTTACCACCCGTAACGGTAAGCCTGTTTGGACAAATGCAGAGAACAAAGAACCATACTCTGAGAAATCATCATCTTTTTCATATGGTGACGCAATATTGGTTACCCCAACAATCGACCCCACTAACGGCAAGCCCTACGACTTAAATCAACTCTTTGATTACTACTATGAAAATGGCCCCTACGATATGTACACGGGTGAGAAGCTGCCCATGTTTGAAGATGAGGATACGGCTACAGAGTATTCTAAGTGGCGCTCCCAAAACCTCTTTAATACCGACCTCACAGAGCAACAGTTCTACACAGGTGAGAGCGATATGTACTCACCACAGGATGGTTCTGATGTTTCCATGAAGGAACGCATAAAGGACGCAATGTTCCACGCGGGGGACATCAGAGATGACGTAGTAGGTTTCTTTAGTGGCGATGCCCAAGAGTACGCACTTGGTGGACTAGCTACAGCTAACAAAGGGATAACCACACAAGAGGGTAAGGATATGGCAGATAAAAAGTTTCAGCTCGATAATAAGAAAGCCGACACAAACAAGGACGGTAAACTTAGCAAGTACGAAGAAGTCCGAGGCGAAGCCATCCAGAAGGCGATGGATAATGATGAGATCGTGGAGATGTACCACGGCGGTATGGCCTGCGGATGCGGAGGAGACTGTGACGGCTCCTGTGACGGCAGTATGATGGACGGCATTATGGGATACGACGATGTGTCTGGTAATCCTATTCCAGTAGGCTCCCACGCTGAGAACGTGCGTGATGACATCGATGCAAAGCTAAGTACTGATGAGTATGTATTACCTGCCCATGTAGTTAAATGGCACGGCCTGAAGCATATTCAAATGATGCAGTCCGAGGCTGAGATGGGTCTTATGTCTATGCAAATGGATGGCCTAATCCAACACGCTGGCGACGAAGAAGCTGAAGATACAGTACCCTGCCCTGAGTGTAGCGGCTTTGGGTGTGAACACTGCGAAGGTAAAGGTTACCACGAAGCAGACGAAGATGTACCATCTGAAGAGGTGGACATAGAGGAAGCTACCGTAGAGGTAGACAACCTTTTAGACGATGAAGAAGAGACTGAAGAGCCAGTTTCTACAACATCAAAACTCCCCGGAATGCTTAAAAAACAGAAATTTGCATTCATAATTTAAGTGGATACCCGAATATTATCGGACCCATAAGGAAACCCTATGTTAAAAGAAAAGTATACTCGCGCCCCAGAGGCGGACGATGAATTGACCTACAGCGAAGAAATGGCGCGGCAATCTCCACAGGCTGTGGCGCAATTAAGTGCTGAAGAAGAAAGCTACAAGAAACGCTATCAAGATATTCAACGGCACATTCAAACCGTGCGAGATCAGAAGGATCAAGAATTAATCGCAGTCAAGAAACAACTAGATGCAGCCACCCGGCAGCAAATTAGGTTTCCAAAGACTGACGAAGAGGTAGAGGCTTGGTCAAATCGCTATCCCGATGTAGCTAAGATTGTTGATACCATTGCCCGCAAACGTGCCAACGAAGCACTTGAACAGGGCGAAGAGAGACTGAAGAAAGTAGAAAACTTTGAGCGCAGCCTGCATAAAAAGACGGCAGAGCAACAGCTAATTCAATTGCATCCAGACTTTGCCCAGATACGGCAAGATCCAAAGTTCCATGAGTGGGTATCCATGCAGCCCTCTGCTATGCAAGACAGCGTATACAAGAATAATACTGACGCAACTTGGGCCTCTCGTACTATTGATCTGTACAAAGCAGATATGGGCAAGCGGAAGGCTAATAAGTCGGCGGCTCAAGCGGTTGGGCGCACTTCGTCCTCTGCCCCGGCAACAGGCGGTAAGGCCTCATTCTCTGAGAGTATGGTACAGGCAATGTCAGACCGTGAATACGAAGCAAATGAAGAAGCTATTAACGCCGCAATTTCAGCGGGTAATTTTTCATATGACATTTCAGGCGCTGCACGATAGCACCTAACTAAGCAATTAACTATTGCAGTAATTAAATCTCTGTGTTATAATGAAACCATTGATTTTAAGGCGTAGGACACTTATTAAGTACACCCTACGCCAAACCCTCCAGATAATAGTACTAGGTCCACCAGCAAGTTTTGACCCGCTTTGGCGATACTCTTAATGCCCTGACGCCGATGTTACATTGTCTGTTATAGCTGCTTCTAATTTCAATTTATAAACACTTTGTTGGGCGTCATTATCGCCAATTAATCATGCAACTCAATTGATTTTTAGAAGTTCATTTCAAGCCATTTCATTCAAGGAGCATCCAAAATGGCATTCCCAAAGGCATCAGGTTATACTAACCTCAATTCGGGCAATTTCAGCCCAGTAATTTATTCTAAAAAAGTTCAGAAGGCACTCCGCAAGGCATCTGTCGTAGAGTCGGTGACCAACACCGATTATTCGGGAGAGATCGCCAACTTTGGAGATAGTGTCAAAATTATTAAAGAGCCAGATATCACTATCACAACCTATGAGCGCGGCACTCAACTGGCAACACAAGATTTGACAGACGCCGATTTCACTATGGTTGTCGATCAAGCTAACTACTTCCAGTTCGCAATCGACGATATTGAGGAGGCCCACAGTCATGTCAGCTTTGGCGATTTGGCCTCAGATCGTGCTGGTTACCGTCTGCGTGATACCTTCGACGCAGAAGTAATGGGCTACTTGTCAGGCTGGAAGACACCCGGTTCGTGGGCGCGTCGTGCAGCATCTGGCGACATCAACGGCACTAAGGCAGACACTAACGCCGGAAATGATGAAATGCTGGCAGCTAACAAGCTGGACATTACAACATTCGGTGGCAGTGACCTTGGCGTAGATGGCGAAGTAACATCCATTCCAATCGCCGCTGGCGGTGGTGCTGGTGGTATCACTTCTCCATTGGCAATCCTGAACCGTATTGCACGGCAAATGGATCAAGCCAACGTAGACACAGATGGCCGCTGGGTAGTAATCGACCCAGTATTTGCTGAAGTGTTGATGGATGAGTCAAGCAAACTGATCAACGCAGACTTCGGTGGCGGTGATGAGCTTCGCAATGGCCGTCTGCCGGGTACTCTTCGTGGGTTCTCAATCTACAAGTCCAATAACCTTCCATACCTTGGCACTGGTGCTGGTACAGCCGCTTCTGCGGGTTCCGAAACCAACTTTGGTGTGATGGTTGCTGGTCACGCATCTGCGGTAGCTACGGCTCAACAGATTGCTAAGACTGAGACTTTCCGCTCACCAACAACATTCGCGGACATCGTGCGCGGCATGAGCCTCTATGGTAGAAAAATACTTCGCCCAGAGGCGTTGTTCACAGCGAACTATAACCTCGCATAAAACTTCTAGGGGCTGGCTTAGTGCTGGCCCCTTACCTCTTTTTTTAAGGTAGCTCTATGCCATCTACTTATATTGATCTTTGTAACCAGACCCTACGCCGCCTCAATGAGGTGGAGATTGCGGAAGCCGACTTTGGTTCGGTTCGTGGTGTTCAGGCACTAGTCAAGGATGCCGTGAAGGCGGCAGTAGCCAAGATCAATCAAGCGGAGTTTGGTTGGCCTTTTAATGCGGCGGAAGAAACTGATACTTTGATTGTAGGACAGACAGAGTATACTTGGCCTCAATATTTTAAAGTAGCTGATTGGAACAGTTTTCAAATCCAAGCAAATGATAATTTAGGGGTTGGATTTAAAACCCTTAAATTAATTGAACAAGATGAATGGTACTCTGATTATCGTGACGCAGACTACACGGCAGGAGTTACGGGTAGAGATATTCCTGAGTTTGTATTTCCTTCTCATGGCAATGGATACGGCGTAAGCCCATCACCCAACAAAGCGTACACCTTAAAATTTCGATATTTTATGAATTATTCTGACATCACAAATGCAACTGATGTCACCCGCATTCCCGAAAGCTTTGACACCGTTTTAATCGATGGTGCGCTTTATCATATGTATATGTTTAAAGATAACATGGAAGCAACCCAAGCAGCATTTATTGCGTTTGAGCGGGGCATTAAGGATCTCCAAACTCTTTACATAAACAATAATGTTTCGATTAGAGACACACGGATTAAGTTTTAATGGCTGATCAGGTTACCTCTTATAAACTAATTTGTAGTGGTGGGCTAAATAGCAATGAAAATCACCTAGATCTATCGGACAATGCCCCCGGTTCTGCCACTAGATTAGTTAACTATGAACCTAGCCTCTTCGGGGGCTATAGGCGTATTGAGGGGTATGATGAATACGACAGTGACTACGGTGAGGTAACTGTAGATGGTCAGACAACAGGCCAAGGTAAAGTACTTGGCCTTGCCATATTTAAAGATGATGTAACAAACTCCACTAAGATCATTGCTGCAAGACAAGATGCTACTGGCGGGAACTATAGTTTCTACTACTACACTGCGTATATTGGCTGGCGTAAGTATACCCTTGACTATTCAGTGACTAGGCCAATGACACTTAACGGACGTACAGTTAGTAAGCTACGTCATGTTACTTTCAATTTTGGTTCAGGTAACAAGGTTGTATTTGTAGATGGTGTCAATCCAGCTATTGTTTTTGACGGCAACAATTGGGAAGAGCTAAAGTCTACTAACTCCGGTGGGTTTTCCGTTGGCGGTACAAATACAGGTGGAGGGGATCAATGTATTAATGCTCCTTCTCTAGTAGATGTATTTCAGAATACTTTATTTTTAGCAGGGGATACTGCCTTCGGGGCTGCTATATCTCATTCTGCCCCCACTACTACCGCAGACCCTGATGGTTTTTATGATTTCACTGTAGCTTCTGGTGCTGGGCAAATAGCCGCTGGTTTTGACGTAGTACAAATAAAACCGTTTCGAGATGATATGTTTGTCTTTGGTAATAACGGCATTAAGAAGATTACTGTAGATGCATCCAACAACTTTGTTACTGATCAGGTAACTGCTAACGTAGGATGCGTGGCACGGGATAGTGTACTAGAGATCGGTGGTGATCTCATGTTCCTAAGTCCTGACGGTTTCAGACCCGTTGCGGGTACTTCCCGAATTGGTGACGTAGAATTAGAAACTGTATCTAAGCCCATACAGGCTACCCTAGTAGACCTAATCGCTAACAGTGATATGGATACACTGAACGGTGTAGTTATACGATCCAAATCTCAAATCCGATACTTCATTGGGGATGACTCTGTATCCGCCTCAGAAAGTCTTGGGATTATTGGAGGTCTTACAAATAGTACAGGGGCAATTTCTTGGGAGTTTGGCGAGTTACTAGGAATACGGGCGTCTTGTACGGCTAGTGGATATGTAGGAACTACTGAAAATATCTTACACGGCGACTATGACGGAAAAGTTTATAAGCAAGAATTTGGTACTAATTTTAACGGTAGCGACATTATAGCCATCTACTCTACCCCTTATCTAGATTTTGGTGAGACAGAACAACGCAAAACGATGCGTAAGATTAATACCTTTATAAGGGCTGAAGGCCCATTAGAGATGCTTTTAAGTATGACCTATGATTGGGGTGATGGTGCTACCTCAACTCCAGCAACCTACTCCCAAGCATCTACAGGCGCACCCACCAGATACGGTGGACGAAACATCGACTACAACGCAACCAACGTACTGTACGGCGGTTCATCAAAGCCAATCATGACCAGTGATATTCAAGGATCAGGTTTTTCGGCACAGGCAACATTTGTAACGATAGGTCAGACAGAACCGTTCTCTATACAGGGCATGGTCTTTGAATTTAGCACGGCAGGGAGAAGATAACAGATGGCAGGTTACACACGACAGTCCACTGGTAGTATTATTAACGGTTCGCCTATTACAGCGCCTCCGCTAAATACAGAATTTAACCAATTGCAATCTGCTTTCAACGCTACTGGTGGGCATACTCACACAGGTGGCACAGGCGATGCACCAAAGATTAACCTTGCTACGTCTGTAACTGGTTTTCTGCCAGCCGCAAACGGTGGTATGGGCGGTCAGAATAAAATGGACGCCACCACAACTCCCGTGGTTACCAATGACAATACTGAAGGCTTTGCTCCCGGCTCTCTATGGGAAAACACGACTACCGGACGTATATACATCTGTGTAGGGAGTTCTACCGGAGCGGCTGTCTGGCGGGAACTATTACAAGTACAGAACGGTAATGCTGTACTACCCGTGGCAACAGATACTGTAGACTTAGGCTCTAACTCGGTACGTTTCCAAGACCTTTTCTTGAGTGCTGGTATTGCCGCCGCAGGTAATGCTACTATTGGCGGTACGCTAAATATCACAGGAGCAACGGCTCTTGGCTCTACGCTGGGCGTAACTGGCGATACTACGCTGGTTAATCTAGCAGCCACTGGTACGACAACTATCACATCGATTGACCTAAACTCTGGTGCTATTGATAGTACTACTATTGGTACTACTACTCCAGCCGCTGGTACGTTCACCACTCTTAATGCAAATACTAGCCTCGTAGCTGCTACAGCCGACATTAACGGTGGTACGGTTGATGGGGCCACTATTGGTGCATCTACTCCAAGCACAGGCGCTTTCACTGATCTAGATGCATCTGGTACTGCAACACTTGCGACAGTAGACATCAATGCAGGTGCTATTGATGGCACTGTTATTGGTGCTTCTAGCCATACCACTGGTAAGTTTACCACACTGCAATCTACAGGTCAGGCCACCCTTGCTACAGTTGATATTAACGGTGGTACAATAGACGGTGCTACTGTCGGCGCTACTACAGCATCCAGCGGTGCGTTCACTACGTTAACAGCCTCTGGTGGAATTACTGGCGCACTGACAGGCAACGTAACTGGTAATGTTACGGGTAGTTTGTCGGGCGGTACTGTAACAGGCAATGTCACAGGTAACCTCACAGGTAACGTAACCGCAGGTTCTGGCTCCTCCAGCTTTAATGATGTGACCATAAGCGGTACACTCAACATGGACGCCAACTCTGCGGCTACGATTACAAACCTATCTGCCCCAACCAATGACAATGATGCAGCACGAAAAATAGATGTAGATAATGCGGTAGCTAACTTGGTGGATAGCGCCCCAGATAGCCTTAATACCTTAAACGAATTAGCTGCGGCTCTGGCAGACGATGATGATGCCTTTAACACTCTTAATACTTCGATAGGTACTAAACTGCCTAAAGCTGGTGGCACGATGACAGGCGCTATCGCCATGTCTACCAACAAGATTACTGGCGTAGGTGATCCGACAGCGGCACAGGATGTTTCTAGCAAGGCTTATACAGACGCACAACGTGACACACGATTGGCTACGGCTGGTGGTACGATGTCTGGTGAAGTTGCTATGGGCAATAACAAGATCACAGGTCTTGCCACTCCTGTGGCTTCAACTGATGCCAGTTCCAAGGGCTATGTGGACGGTGTCTTAGGTTCAGCTACCTCTGCTTCTACTTCAGCAACCACAGCTACAACACAGGCGGGTATTGCTACTACAAAAGCTGGTGAAGCCGCCAACTCTGCTTCTGCCGCCGCTGGCAGCGCAACGACAGCTTCGACAGCATTATCCACATTCCAAAACCAATATCTAGGCGCACAAGGCAGCGCCCCAACAGCCGATCCAGATGGGTCAGCTTTGGATGTAGGTGATCTGTATTTTGATACCACAGCGGGTGCGATGAAAGTCTACTCCGCCAACGGTTGGACAAATGCTGGTTCCTCAGTCAACGGCACTACAAATCGATACAGCTATACAGCCACGGCAGGTCAAACAGTCTTCGCAGCAACCTACGATGCGGGATATGTAGACGTATTCTTGAATGGTGTGAAACAGGTTATTGGCTCCACCAAAGACGTAACCGCTACTACAGGTACATCCATTGTATTTAACTCTGCTACTTCAGTTAATGATGTAGTGGATATCATTGGCTACGGCACATTCGTACTAGCTGATCACCTTACGCAAGCACAGTCAGATGCTCGTTATGTGAACCTTTCTGGTGACACCATGACGGGTAACCTTGATGTACAGGGGACTATCACCAGCGATGGTGCGGATGTGTCAGGCGGCGCAGATAGCACAGGTCAAGTTGTTTTATCACAAGGTAATGCAACATCAAAAGTATCCAGAATTATTGGTACTAACCAAGGCGGTACAAATGAGCGTGGTATAGATTTCAATACCTATTATTACGCAGACTTTAAGCGTATGAATATCTCACCAACAGGCGACATCAGCTTCTACGACTCGACAGGCACCACGCCAAAAATGGTGTGGAAGAGTGCTAATGAGCGGTTGGGGCTGGGTACGGATGCGCCTGATAAGTTGGTGCATCTAAAAACATCAGTCAACAACACCGCAGTGCTGCGTATTGAAAGCACCGCAACCGACAGTTATCCATATCTATCATTAAAGAATGATGCGAGGGAGTATCAGCTTACAGCACATGGGCCTCTTGGTGATGTATTCACCATTTATGATGGAACAGCAGGCAGTCACAGATTTGTCATCAACAGCAGCGGTAATGTAGGAATTGGGGTTGTTCCTGAAAGTTGGGGTACAGGCAACACAGTACTTCAGATAGGCAGTGCTGGTAAGTTTGGCGGAAGTACTAATACTTCTTTTGTAGATATGATTGCCAATGCGTACTATGACAGTGCGAATGTTCGGTGGGAGTATGTAAACTCTGACTTTGCTACACGCTATATGCAGATCGACGGAACTCATCAGTGGTATACGGCAGCAAGTGGAACCGCTGATGCTGCTCTTACATGGTCAGAAGCCATGCGCATCGACGGCGGTAACTTGCTGGTGGGTAAATCTTTATCTGCTTTTAATACGGCAGGGATTGAGGCACGTTCAGGTGGGACTTTATGGGCTACGGCAGACGGTACAAATGCTGCGTCTTTCAACCGTAAAACATCTGATGGTGCTATTGCATACTTTAACAAAGACGGCACCACTGTGGGGAGTATTGCCTCTCGTGCTGGTGTTGTTTCCACAATTATTCTTGATCCCCGCAGTGGGCAGGGCGCAGGTATAACTGGCGCAGGGGCTGGTGGGGACACCACACGGTTTATGACCCCTACAGATGAAAATGGTAGTGAGATCAATGGCAAGGTTTCCTTGGGTAACTCAGCAAACGCATTCCGTGACCTCTACCTGTCTGGCGGTATTCAATTCGACAGTCGTTCTAGTAAGCTGGATGACTATGAGGAGGGGACTTGGACTGCTACTTTGTCTGATGCTTCTTCTGGAGGTAACACAACCTCAACAGACACAGATGCACTATACACTAAAATTGGGAATGTTGTTTATTTTCAATGTGCGTTTGGGGGCAATGTAAATGTTACGGGCATGACATCGAGTAATGATCTATTTATTCAAGGTTTGCCTTTTACATCAAGCGGAAATAACAACTCACGCTTTGGGAATGTTGATTTAAGGACTGTCACTTACACAGCAGGTAATGTCCCTATTGGTTTGATGGCAGATAATCGAACATTCTTGTATTTCATAGAAACATCCACTGCTAGTGGCTTTAACCCATTAGAGGTAGATCAGTTTTCAAATGGGGACAGCATTTATGTTTCTGGTCACTACTTTACCAACGCATAACCCACTGCATAGCTTTGGGTCGGACAGTCCAACCATCAAAGGAGATAAACACGATGGCACTAACAGAACGCACAGTTGAAGACAAAATTGAGATTGTCGGAGACTACAAGCACATCCAAGTACGCACAGCCACAGTGATTGAACGTGACGGTGTAGAGATCAGCCGATCCTTCAGCCGCCATGTCGTAGCACCTGATGCAGACATCACAGGTGAAAGCACTGAGGTTCAAGCCATTTGTGCAGCCGTACACACACAAGCAGTTAAAGACGCATACGCAGCCCATGTAGCGGCTCAAGACACACCAGAGTAAGGAACTAGCTAATGACTAAAGCACGGATACTCGCAAATCTGATTTCAGACAATGCTGAACTGGCTGACGGACAAATCAGTGTCGCTGAAGTAGTCGGTGCTGCACCACTGGCTTCTCCTACGTTTACTGGTAACGTCGATCTAGGCGATAATGTACAAATTCGTCTAGGCGATGATAACGATCTGCGCATTTACCATGATGTCTCCACTGGAAACAGCTACATTTGGGAACAAGGTACTGGCGGTGAGTTGTGGGTACTAGGTACTGATATTCGTTTTGCTAATACTGATTTTAGTTCCAACTATGCACGATTTGTAGATGGCGGTGAAGTTGAACTATTCTATGGTAATCAGGTTAAACTTGAGACTGCCACTGACGGGGTGGACATCACGGGTGACGTAGGTGCTACCACTGCCACTATCACAGGCAAAACCACCACAGACGAACTAGACCTCAACGCAATCGCCACAGACATCAGCGACACAGCCGTAGATGTCTTCGTGTACGACACCAGCAAGGACAGCGATGGCGGTGCATGGCGTAAGCGCACACAGCACACTAGCTGGTACAATGAAGCACTGAACACTGCCACCCGTGGTTCTCGTAAGGAGTTCCCAGCGGTTGCTGTTATTGTGGCTGAAAGTGACACTGTTACGATCTACGATGGTGATGATCCTGATCTGCCTATGTGGTTTGTTTTTGATGATATAGATGCGGTTGCAGGTACAGGTTCTGTTTGCACAGGGGTAACTGCTTTAAACGGTTCTATTGTAATATCTCGAAATAACACTGGATTTGGACTAGAGTATCGGGGTGGTGTTATAGAAATGTCGTTTGCGGCTGATTACATGAGGTGGCTTCGTGGATTCGCCGTGACTGATTGGTACGTTGCAACGCCCCTAACAAATAGAATGGCTAACGATACACCTGATGGAAGTGGGGTTAGGTTAGTTAACGGGCAATCCAACGATGTAGCCATGACCGTGCTACCCAACGCCCCGATTGATAGTGCTACAGGATTGCCTGTGCCGACTATTGCGATAGCTTCCGATGGTGGCGTGAGTGTTATCAAGGATGATGGAACTGTTGTTGATATTACGAGTAGCAACTCTTCTTTCAATGTCTGCGGCAGTATAACTTTAAACGAGAGTGGAAGATTATCTTTTGTTAATGGCTATTCTTTGGGAGGTAATTCATGGGTTTACGTCTTTAACAGCCTACCCTCTGCGGATAATGTCATTACAATTAATACAAAAACAGGTTCAACTCAGGACGCAGATGCGTTTTATGATGCTAGGGGATCTTCTGTTGTATACGAAGATTTAGTTTTAATTGGTGGGCAAGATGATATTAATGCAATAACAGAAAGTTCGGTTGGTGTAACGGCGGGACTGACGCTTTTAGATGAAAACACCACTACCCCAGCCAACGGCATGGTCGCCTACACCACCTCAGACTACAACACAGGCTGGATGAACGGCAACATCAAACTCGCCACCTTGTCCGACACCGATGATACTGACGTTACTGGCAGTGAGTTGGTGACGAATGGTACGTTTGATACTGATTACACTAGTTGGGAAGAAGCAAGGACGGGTACAACTTTATCTGTTGTTAGCGGTCAGCTAAAAGTTGAACGTGGTTCTACAGGAGATTATGGGGTTAAACAAACAACTATATCAGTTGTCTCTGGTAAGACCTACGTTCTTTCCTTTGACTATGACGTAAGCAACATAACTAACAGTGGGCTTCGTTCTATCTATGTAAATGAAACTGCAACACTACCTATTAGCGGTTATCTTGTAGAGAGTTCTGATCCTAATGTAGGTACTGCATCTGTTACGTTTACAGCTACATCTACAGGAGATAAGGAGCTTTCTTTAAGGTCTGTAGGCGGCGGCAGTCAATCTTCTGGCGATTACTTCTTGCTAGACAACATCTCAGTACGCCTAGCCGAAGAAGACCGCAGTGTGGAAGGCAACGGTCTACAAGTGTTCGGTTCGATTACCAAAAACCCTGTAGCTTCTGGTGCGGATTTGGTGGCGTATAGTGGGTTTAGTAACCTCGCTAACTATCTGGAACAACCATATAACTCTGACCTCGACTTTGGTACTGGGGACTTCTGCGTAATAGTATGGGTCAAACGATCTTCAAATGGCTCATTTAACGTATTTGCATCAAGGGGCGGCGGGGGTGTGAATAACCGATGGGCCATTTATATAGATAGCTCTAATGTCTTGAAGGCTGCTATTAGGGAGGTAGGTGAAGATACTATTACAGGCTCTACTTTACCGCAAGATACTTGGACACACGCTGCATTAGTTAGAAGAAATGGTGTGGGATACTTCTATATTAACGGTGTCCTTTCAGCGTCAGCGTCAGCTAATCGTAACCTCACAAATACAGTTGGAACGCTAAAGGTTGGAGTTGATTATGATACAAGCACAGCGGCGGCAAACGGCTCAGTTGCACTTTTAAGAGTATCAGCCACAGCACCATCCCCAGAACAAATTGCTAAAATCTACGAGGACGAGAAGGTGCTATTCCAAGAGAATGCCCAAGCCACGCTATACGGCTCGTCTGATGCGGTAACAGCTTTGGCCTACGACGATAGCACAGAGTTGCTTCATGTCGGTACAAGCGCAGGACGTTCAGTATTCCACGGGCTACGCAGAGTAGACAACACAACCGATGCAGTCGGTGCAGCAATTAGTGCCTCAAATGGCTTGGTAGCAGAGGATTAAGACATGACAGTTAAAGTATCAAAACCAGCCATAAATGTACGGGAGGAGTTGGCTGACCTCCGCAAGCCTACGGGTGTAGCTGGCGAGGCTATGCTTCGTGCTGAGACACCACAGGAACAGTTTAACCTGATTGGTGCTGGGCGTAGGAATATGCTGATTAATGGTGCTATGCAGCACTGGCAAAGGGGAACGGGGCCGCAGACTGTAGGTTCTAGCGGAGACTATTTACCTGACAGATTTAAATTCTGGAGTAGTACAGGCGGTGCATATACTTTTGAAAGATCAACTGATACCCCAAATGGGTTTGCATACAGCACTAAGCTCCAAGTCACCACTGCCGACACTAGCTTGGGTAGTGGTGAATATTCTATTTTCGCACAGCATTTGGAGGTACAAGATTGTTTGTCTGCTCGTATGGGTTACTCTGACGCACAGGAACTGACGCTTTCGTTTTGGGTTAAGTCTAGCAAGACAGGCACTTACAGCATCTCGCTTCATAAAATGGAAGGCACAGACAACTTTTGTCACCGAACTTTTAACATCAACTCAGCGGATACTTGGGAGCATATATCCTTTACATACCCACCGAATACTTTGTCGGGTATATCAGCGGATGGTACTGGAACGGGTTTCAGAGTAGTCTGTTGGCTTGCGGCAGGTTCTGCCTATTACAGTTCAGGAACTGAAGGCCAATGGTCTACCACAACAAACAGATACGCAAGCGATAAAAATGTAAACTGGATGGATAGCACCTCTAACAACTTCTACATCACAGGTGTCCAACTAGAAGTAGGCAAAGTCGCCACGCCTTTTGAACACCGATCCTATGGGGAAGAACTGGCGTTGTGCCAGCGGTATTATCAAGAATGGAATTACGATAATGCCAGAATGATTGGAAACGGTAGATGGGAAAACAGTAGTACAACTGGCGTAGTTATTCATTACCCAACTTCAATGCGGACATCTCCAACGTGGAGTATAGATGCAGCTAGTAATGGTATTCAAGCAGTGCAACCTCGTATAAACTGGCACGTTGTTAGTTCACTCAATGCTGTCCATAAAAATGGCACAACGTCTGCCGAATTGTTTTTCAATATGGCAACTACCGCAGCAAATGATCTTCCTACTGTTGTTGCCTTTTTCAATTCAACCGCCAGAGTTATGGCTGATGCGGAGTTATAAAAATGTTTGAAGTACAAGTTGATCCACTTTTAAACGAAAAGTCTGGCATCTACTGCCAAACCCACAACCACTACATCCCACTAGACCCAGCAAACCGCCACTATCAGGAAGTGCTAGACACAATCATTGCTGAAGGCACAGACTGCTTTGACGGTGATATTCCAGAAGAACTGCAAACAGCGGCAGACGAAAAGCAGTTCAACCAGCAACTGGCAGACTACCGTGTAGCTACAGCCCGACTAGCACAATACATCTTTGCAGATGGTCGTGCAGAAGTACGGGAAATGCAGCCTACAGGTGAACAGGTGTTCAACGAAGAAACAATGGAAATGGAAGATGTGATGATGGAAGTCATCGTGCAGACAGCCATTGAACCTGTTGAGCCTACAGTCACACGCATGGTCTACTCTGATGACATGGACGCAGAGCCTACAGAGGAAACCATTGAGAACCCCGTGATTACTACTGATGTATCAGAGCGTGATACAGCACAGGCTGTAGTAGATGCTACACCACAGCCAGTTAAGGATGCGGCATAACTAAGGAGAAAACCAATGGCAGAAAACAAAAAAACCATTGTAATAAACGACAAAGAATACACTGAAGATCAATTAACAGATCAACAGAAAATTATGGTAAACCATGTAGGTGATTTAGACCGAAAAATCGGCACTACTCAGTTTAACCTTGATCAATTAGCGGTAGGTAAACAGGCTTTCGTCGATATGCTTACTAAAAGCTTAGAAACAGTAGAGTAAGGGCTTGCACACGCACCCTACAAAGTGCTATAATCGGAGATAACTAATGGGCTTACTGAGCAGTTCAAAAACATACAATACATATACTGGGCTGGGCGACACT